CTAGTAGTACATCTGGCGCGGTCGCCGCAAAGACGACAGCCGCTTCAGCAGGTACACCAGTACTGGTAGGTTCACAACGTGAACTAACACAAAATTTTGGAGACGTGTTCTTCAGACAAAGCGGTGGGAACGCAGTCGTTGGTGATGAAACCAGCGAATACGGACTACTAGCCGCATACAGCTTTTTGGGACAAGGCGGTAGTGCTTACATTCAACGTGCTAATGTAAACACATCACAACTTATTCCAACAACTACAACCCCAACAAGTGCATACTCAACTGCTAACAGTATTTGGCTAGACACAAACGCAAGTTCGTATGGTATCAACCAATACAACTCAACTACAAGTGCATGGGAAACAAAAACACCAACAGTTGAAGTCAACCTTGATGCAACTGCTTCTGAAGCGGCAGGCGATTCATATTCTCCATCAGCTACAGTAGTAAACGGATCATTCCTAGTTGTTGTACACGGTGACCAAGACGGTGCAATGTCACTAGAATATTTCATCGGTCTTAGTGGTTCATGGGAACAACTAGATTCAGATGGTAATCTTTCAAATGGTGACACAGTAACTTGGGACGAGCACTACAGTGAACCTTCAACTCCAGGTAACGGAGATGTTTGGATCAAAACAACATCACCAGGTGGTGGTATTGATCTAAAACTGTACAGACACAGCGGAACAGGTAGCTGGACACTTGGTACTGTACAAGGTGTTTCAACTGCAATGGCAGACGGAGCCGCCGCAATTGGCGACTTTGTAGCACAGGACGGTTCAAGCACAACTGCACTAACAACAACTACAGCCGTAGCTGGCAACTTCCTACTTGATCTACAAGCAAATACAAAAGCAGTAGTAGTGATTGTAGAAGTTGAAAGCACAGGTAACCCAGGCGACCTAAGCGACGAAACAGCTAAACTAGCACAAAACGATGCACCGACAGGCACAGCGGCTACTGGCACACTTTGGTTTGATGACACACTAACTGGACTAGACATGTATCAAGTCAACAGTGGTTATGCACCTATTGTACCTACATATAGTACAAGTGCTCCATCGTCACCAAGCGCAGGTGATGTTTGGGTTGACACAACCAGCTGTGGTTACGGCCTAGCAAACGAACGTGACTATCCAAAAATCTACAAGCGTAACGCAGGAAACAGTGCATGGGTACTACACAGTAATTCAGATCAAACAACATCAAATGGTGTACTATTTGCTGACATTACAGATAGTGCCGCTGATAACAGCAACGGTGGTAAAGCAACTACTATCACTGGAGCACCTGATTCCGCAGTTTATCCAGCAGGCATGATTGTTATCAACATGGCGCAAAGTAAAAACACAGTGCGCAACTACAACGGTACTGCATGGAGAAACGGTGCAGGTAATCATGCAGATGGATCAGGTAAATTTGGTAGATTTGCACAGCGTGGCGTAATTGCCGCAGGATTGCAAGCCGCATGTGCCGCAGATGATCTACGTGACATGTCACGCAACTTCACACTGTTGGCCGCTCCAGGTTATCCAGAACTTGCTGACGAAATGGCAACACTGAACACAGACAGAGGCGAGACAGGATTTGTTATTGTTGACTCACCACTACGTAAAACTGTGTCAGAAGCTGTTACATGGGCAAACGGTGCAAGCACAACTGAAAACGGCGAAGATGGACTAGTAACCAAGCACACATACAGTGCTACATACTATCCAGCTGTACAAGCAACAGATCCAACAAGCGGAAAAACTGTTGTTACGTATCCTTCACATGCTGTAACATATCAAATGGCCTTCAATGACAGCGTAAGTTACAACTGGTTTGCTCCAGCTGGACTTAGCAGAGGACTTGTTACAAACGCTAGTGGTGTTGGTTATGTCACAGGCGAAAACGAGTTCAAAGGCATTGCACTAACAACTGGCAACAGAGACAGTTTGTACACAGCAAAAGTCAATCCAATTGCTAGCTTCCCAGGAAGCGGTATTGTACTGTTTGGACAGAAAAGTCTACATGGTGCAACCAGTGCATTGGATCGTATCAATGTTGGTAGACTTGTTGCATACTGCCGTGAAAGATTTGAAGTACTTGCTAGACCGCTATTGTTTGAACAAAACGATGCACTTACAAGAGCAAGAGCCGCAACAATCTTTACAAACTTCTTGGACGATATCCAAGCCAAGCGTGGTCTAAGTGACTTTGCTGTTGTGTGTGACACATCAAACAACACACCTGCAAGAATCGACCGCAACGAGCTGTATATTGATATTGCAATTGCTCCAACTAAGAGCATTGAATTTATCTACATTCCAATCAGAGTTGTAAACACAGGCACTGATATCTAATAAAACTTATATGAATAGGCCCTTTTGGGCCTATTCTTCTGACCCCGGAAAATTTTTCACCATCAAATCATAAATACATACAGCCATTAGAGCAACAACTTTTTGGGAGTAGATATAATGGGATTGAATAACTTTGGTGTACCTATTGATGGTACTACAGATACGGTAGCAATGCCAAAATTGCAATACCGTTTTAGAGTGCTTTTCACCGAGATGGGTGGAGGTGCAGACGTAGTCAATGTAAGCAAGAACGTAATTAGTATTACTAGACCTGGCATTACATATGACGAAACAACACTAGATGTATACAACTCACGTGTGTATATGATTGGTAAACACACATGGGATCCAATTACACTAGTAGTAAGAGATGACGCAAGTTCACTTGCAATTACTGCATTGAACGAGCAAGTACAGAAACAAATTGACCTAGCAAACCAAGAGTCACCTGCAGATACAGGCTACAAGTTTGCAATGGACATTGAAATGCTAGACGGTGGTAACACTGGTGCAAGCAAACTAGATGCATTCCACCTAAGTGGTTGCTTTATTAGTAACCTACAGTATGGCGATGTAGCATATGCTAGCAGTGAGCATGTACAAGTAACAGCAACAATTAGATATGACAACTGTGATCATACTAATGCAAGCGGCGCAACAACATTTAGTGGCGAAGCTGGCGGCGGTAGTTCACCAACTGGTCCATCACCGGCAACACAAGGGTTCTTCCCTCAAAGCCAAGCACTTTAGGCTTAGGTTGATGCCATGGCTATTAGAAATTTTGCACAAGAGTACTATAGCACAAATAGTGCTAGCACAAGGCTCCCAAAGCAAAAGTACCAGTTTGCTGTAGATTTCTTTGTAAACCCAGAGGCAACGGACCTTACAGGAATAGACGGAAGGTATTTTGATGCAGTACAAGTTACACTGCCTTCCGTCAATTACAATATACAAACACTGAACAGCTACAATAAAAAGCATATTGCCACACTGAACAAGACGTATCAGCCTGTGTCGATAAGCATATATGACGACAAAGACAGTGTGCTCACTGAATTTCTCAAAGCATATGATGCTATATTTTTCAATCAACCTGCACCAACTTCAAGAAGTAGCAACTTCAATCCTTTGCATTTTAGCAATGCCAGAGAAGGTGTAAAACTTGCAGACTTTCAGAACCCATTGTTTGCTATCAACATACAAGTGTACGGCAGTCATGAAGACGGTAGACGAGCTGACATATATAATCTTATAAGACCAGTAATTACTAATGTAAGTAGAGACCAGTTGAACTATGCAGATAGTAGTCCAATACAGCATCAGCTGACAGTTGAGTATGAATACTTTACTACTTCTCTCGGAAGACCAGATAGGCCATAATATGGCACAGTATATACAAGGCGCATTCAAGCCGCAAAACCCAACTAAGTATATAGGTAAGCACACACCACGTTATAGAAGTGGTTGGGAACTTGCTTTTATGCGTATGTGCGACAACCATCCACATATACTGGCATGGGCCAGTGAAGCATACAGGATACCATACATCAATCCTGTCACAGGCAAAAGAACACAGTATGTGCCAGACTTCTTTATGATATATGAAGACAAGAACGGCAAGAAGCATGCGGAAGTAATTGAAGTCAAGCCCAACAGTCAAATAATGGGTAATGCACGTAGCAATCATGACAAGATGCATGCTGTGGTAAACGAAGCAAAATGGAAAATGGCACGCCAATGGGCAAATCAGCAAGGGCTAGGATTTAGAGTTATAACTGAAAACGAAATATTCAACAAGCCCAGCAAGCCAAAAACAAAAAGACGGAGAAGACGTTGACCAAAAAGTTAGAAGATGAATTCAATCTGCCACCAATGAACAATACACCATTTGATGCAGGTGTAACTGATGAAGCAGAAACAGCAGATGAAGTTGTTGAAAATATGACACCAACTGAAATACAGCAAGTAATTGCTACAGCAGACAAAATTGACAGTGCATTG